AAAACTGCCGACACTGGTGCCAGAACTGTTATTCAAGATAATCTAATTGAAGTGTATGACCAAAATAATAGGTTAAGAGTTAGAATGGGGGTTTGGAATTAATGCCACAAGGGTTACAAACATTTTCCGAAAATGGCTCTTTAATGATTGATGTATCTAGTCGAATACAAAAATATCTTGGAGTTGTAAGTTGTCCAGAAAACATGAATTCTGGCACCGTTCAAAATAAATATTTAGAGGAGGGTGATTTATGGTATCTAATATTACCAGACTCATATCCAGAATTAAGGCTAGAGGGAAACAAACAATTCACTTATTCCGTTCCTACTGTTACAAAAAATGGCGACAAATTGCAATGGTCATTCTCCCAAAGCCACGTTGGGTGCCGAATTTTATACGGAGTTTTTTAATGAAGTATTTTGAAGTAAATAATGATAATAACCATTTACAAATCGACGACACATATATGAACCTATATATGACCAGAAAAATTAAATTAGATAATACATCTGGCACAATACAATTCCAAAATGGCGAAACAATGGCTGCTATCGGTAACGGGACCAACTCTATTAACGGGTATTGTTCTAATTCCAGCGACCATTGTGATTACTACATAGATAACGCACAAAATGCTTATATCTATATTTTCGCCACATCCCCTCAATCATCTTCTACTTCTGGTATGCAAATCTTTAATGAAGCTGGTAAGTTAGTTTTTGACTCTAATCAAAAACAAGCCAAGGTTATCGCCGTTGGTACCAATAGCGGAACTGTTATTGGAAGTAACATAGCCATAGCATCTGGTGGATTGACTAAAACTTCAGATTTAACTACTAACACCAGACCATATGTTAAAAATGAGCCACGCTATGAAAAGGTTATGGAAAATGACTGGGTAACAGAAGAATATACAGATTATGGTTTTATTTACGTTAATGGGAAACAAACATGGGGTCCAATCAAAAAAACACGCACTGTATGGAAACCAGTTGAAAAATGGAAGTGGGTTACATATTACTATGGTGTAATCGACGGACAAGATATTTACCATACATATACATATAATATATATATTAATGGTGGTGTTATATCAACAAAACAATTTCACGAGCAAACTAGCGAAGGAAAATGGCGTGAAATTTATCGTAATTTTTGGGGTACGCAAAATTACGGAACAGCATGGTCAGACGCACTCGTTGGACAATATCACGCCCATCGAAATAATAGTAGCGATGTAATATCCGCATATAGTTATGTAGTATTAGATGTAAATGGTTTATAATGGAGGTGATAAAATCACTACCAACACATTAGATGGCAGAGCCATCAAAACTGGAACATTGACTGGTGACAGAATTGCCGCTAATACAATATCTGGTGATAATATTAAAAGTAAGACTATTACATCAGATAAGCTCGTAGTTAATGAACTTGCAGCTATCAGCGGTAAACTTGGCAAGGTAGAGTCTGGTGAAGTCGTAGCTAGTAGTATACACAGTGCCGATAATTCATTTAATATTGATAAAAGTGGTAATATTAGAGGTGCTAACTTAACTGATGTTACTATTAGTGGCTCTCGTATTGATGCCGAAAGCATTTACCAAGCAGGATTCCATATGAGAAATGTTGATATTATAGTTCGAGATTACAATCATGGAGATACTATTTATTTACCAAATGGGTATTCGTGGGATAATTGTGTTGCTATTCCGCAAGGTGTCATAGACTATACACACCCCAAAAATGCACCATCGTGGCGGGGGCGACATGTGTTTGATGCACTTCCATTAGGCAATCCAATCACATACGGTATAACGCTAGACCATGTTGCATATGCATATAGTGACTACTATGACCAGAGTGATAGGGATTATGGTTGGAAACGTACCGCTTATCGGTTACGTGTTATTTTAATTTTATTTCAAAAATAGGAGGCTATTATGGCTGAAACACAAAATTTACACATTACATTTGGTCCATTACCAGAAGGTTTCCGTGGTCCACAAGGACCCATAGGTCCTATCGGTCCTGCTGGTCCGCAAGGTCCTCAGGGTCCTAAAGGGGATAGTATTGACAATACTAAATATCCTAGCGTAGCACACTATTTGAAACGCCAAAATGTATACGCTACCGAAGATTTAGAAAGTATCTTGTACGCTATTATTGATAACCTAGGTAAACCGATGCCACGTATTCCATCTGCGTTCTCTTTCAACCAACCTAGTGCTGGTGATACAAGCGTATACGTATATGGCGAGTCTCACTTCTTCGTAATGTTAAGTGGTCAAGAAAATACCAAAACTGAAATTATCGGCGGTGCCGCATCCTTGGCATTACCTGAACCATTTGGTACAGATACATTAGTACTTGATTATCTTGATATGACAGGCTCTCGTGTTGAAACATATCGTATCACTCCAGATGTTAATGTTACTACTGTAGCTAAAGCTGGTCAATATTATAATATCTATGGTGTTGAAACTTTAGATTTACCAAAAGTCACTACTGTAGAGGAAAATGCAATTACTTTCTCTGGGTATAAAACAATTAATTTACCAGAATGTACTTCTTGGATTAAAGGACCTCTTAATTTATCTAGCTTAGAGCATGTTAATGCCCCTAAATTAGCATTAACTAAAGAAATGAAATGGGATAAATTTAACTTGCCTCAAGGTGGTTGTGACTTTGTTCTTAGTGAAGCTAGTGATGTAGAAGCACTCGCAAATGGTATTGTTCCTTGGTTGACAGTATACAATTCCGACAAAACTAAGAAATTCAACTTTAATTCTAAAACTTGGGTTAATATATAAGGAGTAATATATGGCAAAAGGAAAATTTATTACACCTCAAATGGATATTAATATCAATAAGGGTGATGATACATTTTTCCAAGTCAATATTACAGGCGAAGATGGGCAACCAGTAGATATTACTGGTTGTCTCTTCAAATGTAAAGTTAAAGAATCAGCTACATCTAGTAATACTATATTTGAAGGTAAAACAAAAATTATTGATGCATCTAAAGGCATTATTGAAATTCATTTTTTGAATGCAGATGGTTCTAAAATTAATATTGATGGGGAAAATTTTTCTGAACTAACACAATATACATATGACATCATTATGAAAGATAAAAATGGCTATATTACACGTATCGCTAATGGCTATGTATTTGTAAGTCCAAGTGTTACATGGGAGGAAGGTATTTAATGGTTGCACAGTTATTACCTCCAGTCCAGTATAACGACCCAAGTACAGGGCAATTTGTATATGGTCTCTTATATAACAATACTCCGCTTAATGCGGTAGACGATATAATGATAACAATTTTAGCGACAAGTTTTTTATTATTTGTAGATATTTTATTGAGATTTATTATTGAGCTCATTGAGTTTAATAAAGCTAGAGGTAAGCCTTGTACGGCATGGTATATGCTAACAGCATTATGGTTTGGATGGGGTTCAGTTGTACTACCGAACGGTAAACGAAAACGGTTTTTAATTAGTAAAAGATTTAGAATGTCCCTCTTTAATAAAGTGGCTCTCACATATCCAATCTTTTTCACACTTGCGGCAGCGTCGTGGTCGTTACCAGATATTACTATTTATGGATGGAGAGTAGACTATATATTATCTATCCTATTTATGGTCATCCCATTTATATCAGAAGTCTGTTCTATTATTGAAAAACTTAACCAAGTTGATGCAAGTGCTTTTTTCTGGTACCCAAAACTCATTGAATTTTTAAAATTTGTAAGGGAGTTTATTCGACCATGAAACATGTAATACAAATGCTATTGTATGAAAATGGTGGTTTAAGTCTCACCAGAACGATAGCATTAATTTTCGTATTATTATTTGTATTCGTTACAATCTTTCTAGTGTATTTTGATATGACGTGGGGACATTTTGAAACACTAGCGGCTATGGCAACAGGCGGCGGTCCTGCCACACAAATTGCGAATAAATTTATTAACTCTAAATATAATTCTGAACAAGGTTCATATAGACAACGGGAGGGTGCTGAATAATGGAAATTAAACAATTACATCGGATACAGTCTAATATTATTACGGCACCTAAGAGCAAAGCAATCGTGTCTACTGGAATTAAAGGTGACAAAGGCGAAAAGGGGGAGAAAGGTGATACGCCTAACCTCTCCTTTAACCTTGATAATAGTGGGAATCTTAGTGTCAATATTACTACAGGTGATAATACTACTGTTGCAAATTTAGGCAATATTAAAGGACCTAAGGGTGATACAGGATTACAAGGTCCCAAAGGAGAACAGGGACTAACAGGCGAACGAGGACCTAAAGGTGATACAGGTTCAAAAGGTGCTGACGGTAAAGATGGCTTGCAAGGTCCGCAAGGGTTGCGTGGTGAAACTGGTCCTCAAGGTCCACAAGGATTAAGAGGTGCTGATGGAAGTATTGGTCCGACAGGTCCTAAAGGTCCTCAAGGCGAACAAGGTCTAACACCTCAAATTGAATTTCAACTTGTAAATGGTAATTTATCTGTATCCATTACAACTGGTAGTGATACAAAGGTTAAAAACTTGGGTAATATACAAGGACCCAAGGGTGATAAAGGTCAGCAAGGTGACAGAGGTTTGCAAGGTCCTATTGGTCCAATAGGTCCACAGGGACTACAAGGTGTGGAAGGCTTAAAAGGTGATATTGGACCTAAAGGAGATACTGGTCCTGCTGGCGAGCGAGGACCACAGGGTGTAGCAGGTATTCAAGGGGAGAGAGGACCTAAAGGAGATACTGGTCCTGCTGTTGATGTATCTACCATTCAAAATCAAATTAATCTTAACCTAGAGACATCTCTTAGACCGATTTTAGATGGCTTAAATAGTATACGACAGGAGCTACAAAAATGATTATCGACGATATTAAACGTACACTTGGTGATATTTCAGATAACATAAAGAGTATTAGATTAGAAAATAAATCACTCAATAATTTAATTGACCAAGTAAAACGCACATTAATACAACATGGCTCTAGTCCTGACGAAGTAGGGAACACCAGTCTTGTAAATACACTAAATGCTAAGTTAGATAATGCTGCTCTAGGTAATCCTGATGAGATTATTAAAAAATATCTTAATTTTGAATTAGCAGTGGATATTACTCTGCCAGATAATGGTAATATCCCAGATAATTATCTGACAAGAGCATCTATTAAAACATTAAGGTATAATGGTACCGAATTACCTTGGATAAATTTAGCAAATAGTGCATCTGTTGACACAGTTGATATGCCAAATCTGGTGACTATGCGTGCCCGTTTATTAGAAAATGGTAAATGTAAAACATTAAAAGCACCCAACTTAAAACTATGTAGGGGCTTATTCCCATTCTCCAATGAGGCACCAGAAACTATCTATTTACCCAATCTGGAGCAAATGGAATATAACGGACTGTATTATAACCAATCGACTAAATTTGTTATATTACCAAAAATTAAGAACTTATATGAAGACTCATTTTTAGCAATGACACGTGTTGAGCTAATTTATTTAGGTGGTAATTTACCAAAGGCTATTGGTACACGTGTTTCAAAAAACTATGGAGGAGAAACTAAGCCAGTATACGTAGTAATCACAAACTCCACACCACCTCCATTGTATGACGCAAATAATATTAGACAGCACAACCAGCGTAGCGATGATAGAAAAACATACTTTGTAGTCCCAGATAGTGCTAAAGAAGCATATAAATCAGCTACAGACTGGAATTTATTACAAAACTATATTATTGGCAGAAGCGAACTGCCCGCTAAATATGAGACTATATTAGAACAATACGGATTGGGGGTATAAATGGCTAAGAAAGTTGGTAAAACAAAAAAAATAGTCACAGTTAAGTTAGATGATTTAACTGGTGGCATGAATTTAGCTAGTTCTCCAGAATTCATTAAAAATAATGAAGTAGTGAAATTAGAAAATATGGAATTTGATGTGTTTGGTAGTAAACTTCGTACACGGAGAGGATTAAGCCAACCATTAGCTACGTTCCAATCTCCAGTTACTCATGTTTACAATGATTACGAAATGAATGATTTCTTTGTATTCTTACAAAATAAGGAAATCTATCGCTATGAATTTGGCAAAACACCAACATTGATTGGTAAGTTAAATGGCATAGCAGAACGACCATCTTGTTGTAAATGGAAGGGCTCTCTATTAATTGCTAGTGGTGACAAATTACAAGAATATAATTATCAAACACTAAAGACGATTGATACCAGTCCAAATTGTGATATTGTATTTACTAGAGCTTCTCGTGTAGTGGTAGCTCAAACTGGTTCTGACCTATTAATCTATTCAGCTGTAGGCGATGTAAATAGTTGGCACGAAAATAGCAATGATGCATCTGCTCGTAAAGATGTAAATATTGGATATGGTGATGGTGGCGACATTGTTGGTATTGCAGAATTAGCATCTGATATTTTAGTATTTAAAAGTAATGGATACGTATATGACGTACAAAACGAGCCAGAAGAATGGTCCATTACATTATTAGCAAATAATTCTGACTTCGTTAGTCGTCACGCTTGCGAGAATGTTAATTCAGATATTGTATTTGTATCCACACGTGGTCTAAAGTCAGTTAAGAGTTCTCAAGTGTATGCAAACTTTAATGTAATGGATATTGGTAATAATATCAATCCTGAATTACGTTTTAATATTTCTAAGCCGTTTGTATCAGATTTAAGACGTACTAAACAAATGGTTGTGAGTGGTAATTGTGGAAGAGAAGTATACGTATACCACTATTGGACTGGTGGCTTTACTAAATGGATTTTCCCTTATAATGTAACATCAATTTGTGAAAATCAGTACCACGTATTAGTAGCTATGAATAACGATAATAATAGTGGTGCTATTTACGAATTTGATTTTAAATATAAAAATGATAATGGGTATTTGATTCATCAATTAATTGAATCTAAAGAAATGAGAGATACACACAATCTTAATGCGTATCGTACATATATTGATATATTATCTGAGGAAAATGATGGGCGTGGATATATTTATATTAATGATGTTCAACTCATTCATCGCTGGAAAACTACAGAATTACAAGGTGAATTTAAGACTCAAATTTTATCTCCAATATTGAAATTTAGATTTGAAACTGATGACCCAATTATCTTTAAATATATTTCGTTTGACATTGTAGTAGAAAGAGAGTCTGTGGTCTCTTCTGAAACAAAGAGTAAGCGAAAATCAACACGGCGTAGAAAGGGTAGAGACCAGAATGACTTCTTGAAAGGAGCCAAGAAAAATGGCGGTAGCCCTTACAGCTAATATACAAAAACATATAGATGAATATCAACGGCGTGTAGGCAGACATTACCTTGATGACTGGGACTATGAAATGCACCCAATGGTCTGGTTAAGAGAGGATGGTTCTTTCTTAACATTTGGTATCATTGGAGATACCTTAGAAATAGATATTGGGTGTGGTGTCCCATTGGTTGAGGGGTTTAAAGGTATACACAGTATGGCTAAAAAGCTGGGTTTAAAACGTATAGCTTCTTATACAGACTCTCGTAATCCATATGCCTATGCTAGATTGATGAAATGTACGTGTGAAGAGCGTACTAATGAAAATGGCACTTATTACTATTTCACGAAGGAGGTTTAGATGGGAAAGTCTAAAACCACTGTTCATGAACGACAACTCACACCAGAAGAACGACAACTGATAGCAATGCAGGGTCGCTATCTTGAATCTATTCAACCAAGTATTGATGCGTTGGTTAAATATGGTACTGGTAATATTCAAAATATTGTTACGCCAAATTGGCAACAATTATATGATGCACAAACTAATGAGATGGACCAAATTAAAAAAGAATTTACACCTCTTAGTCAAGGTATCTTACCAGATGCATTTGCTAATGCTAAACAGGCATATTTTAATCGTATGTATGAGAATACAATGGGTAAAAATTTAGCAAGCTTGGCACAACGTGGTGTAGTTGATAGTTCTCGTTTTAATACAGCTACTAATGATTTACAGAAAAACTTTGCATCTCAAATGTCGCAAGATTATGATAATAACCTTAAAACTGCGGCAGGATTATTAGACCAACGCATGAAGTATGCAGCAACGCCAATTGAATATGCAAATAAAGCACATCAAGCATCTTTCACACCAGTACAAAACGCATTGTCGTTGGCACAAGGTCAAAACAGACAAACTAATGAAGCGTTACAAGCACAAGGACAATTAAATAATGGTAGAACATTTGCTACACAATCCTCTAGCGGA